GTGGTTACTAATTTAATATAAATAATATGAACATTTCACAATACAAAACAACAACCCTAGCCCGAGCCGATGTCATTGACATTGTTGGACTTGAAGCGGTAGAAAAAATGCCTAATCCTGATAAGTCAGTTGGTGGTTATGTGCAGGTAGTACAAACGACAGAGTCAGGTAAAAAAATTACCAAGTATGACGTTCACTTGATGCGAGAGGTTGACGGTCTAAAGGTTTTTGAGAAAGAACATTTTGCAGTTATTAATGAGGGCGAGACTGATGAAGAAGTTGTCTTTACAAAACCAAGCACCAAAAAAGTAGAGCGAGTAGAGGGTCGGCTGGAGAAATATATTAAAGGCTTGCCGTACTTAAGCGTGTCAGACATGGAGATTGACAGTGAAGCTAAAAATGCCCGATTCACTGCCCTGAAAGACAATGGTGACAGCACCGCTACTGAAGTTGAAGTCTACGCGTATATCAAAGGAATTAAAGGTGAGAAGAATGAAGAAACATACGTAGAAATAACTAAATAACAATGGCTCACGTTGCAACAATCACAATTGACCACACAAAGGTACCAGGTGATTTAACTGATTACGTGGGTCTTATTGTGCCTGACGGAAGTGCAGGGTATTCGGCTTTGTACGCCTTATGCCTAGAAGGTGGTGGAGACATTCGCCTGTTTAAGAGTGACGATACTACTGAGCTGGCTCGTGAGATTGTTACCTTTTCAGTGAGTGCAGAGACAGGTGAGATTCACTACAAATACTCTGGTACTCTCAGCTCCAGCGTAGATACTGACATACACGTGTACGCAGATGGGTCTAGTGCTGACTACGCGGTGACGGCTACGTATGGGCGTAATGCTGTTTGGGCTGGATTTCGCGTTGTATACCACATGAATGACCTTCTAACAGACAGTACAGGAAACGGACACAACCTGACAAACAATGGTGGTACTTTTGAAAATGGTCTATTTGGTCGGGGAATGAGGTTCTCGGGTGCTCAATATGCTCGGACACCTGCTTCAATGATGACAAATGTTGGTTCAGTTTCAGTGTTTTACAAAGACAACTCACCTGCTTCAAGCTCAATTCTCTGGGGATGTAGTCAAATAGGCGTAGAAGATTTTAACCGTGTTTGGCTAAACGCTAACGATTATAGACCACTTATTGAATCTGATTCATTTAGTGAACCAGATAATTCTTCTTCTGATTGGAGTCACACTGTTCAGTCATGGGATACAGCAACAGCTTGGGAAAACTTTTATAATGGCACTCTTGCTGGAACTGGAACTGGTGTCAAAAATCCAACAACAAATACTAGAACAATGCTTGGGGCTTTAGGAGGGAATACTCTCTTCACTAGCTTACCCCTTTACTTTAACGGTATTATTTCAGAATGGAGAGTTTCCCTTACTAGGCAATCACTTAATTGGACACTTACCGAATACAACAACCAAAACTCCTACAGCACCTTCTACAGCGTAGCAGCGGTAGCGGGAGGCTCGGCAGCTGACTCAGAGCGAGACGCTCTCATTACTGGAGTCGCTACGAGTCAGTCAGAGCGAGACGCTCTCATTACTGGAGTCACTACGAGTCAGTCGCAGCGAGACGCTCTCATTACTGGAGTCACTACGAGTCAGTCGCAGCGAGACGCTCTCATTACTGGAGTCACTACGAGTCAGTCGCAGCGAGACGCTCTCATCGATGGAGTCGCTACGAGTCAGTCAGAGCGAGACGCTCTCATTACTGGAGTCGCTGATAATAGACAGTCAGGTGAGCGAAATGCTTTGATTACAGGTCAAGGACTTAATCCTTACTGTCCTAAAGATTCGCCGTTTGCAAATAAGATATCTCCCTATAGTGAAAAGACGGCAGTATATAGTCCATTCGACAAAAGAAACTGTTAATAATCGTGTATAATAAATCATATGGCTAAAGGATATACAACCGAGGAAAAAATCGAGAATTATATTCTCACTGATATCGATCCGAGTTATGCGGATACAATCACTGATCTGATTGAAAGCGTCGAGGATATGATCGACCTAGAGACTGGTCGTAACTTTGTCGCTAGTGATACGGCAACTCCGAGACTCTTTAGTGGTCAAGGTGATCGAGGTTTGATCATCGATGACTGTATAGAGGTCGAGACGCTCGAGGTCGGACTGGATGACTTTGGAGGATCGTTTATCACTATCGGAGCGACGGGGAGTAACCGTTTCTTTACTGAGCCGGTCAACCATGAGGATAAGAAAGTACCAATCACTAAGCTACTCCTTAGAGATCGTAACTTTACTCGAGGGATGCAAAATCATCGAGTCACGGCTAAGTGGGGATACTCTGAGGCGGTACCGTCTGGTATCTCTTTTGTGGCGACAGTGTTTGTCGCTGGGATCTTAAATCAGTCTCGTAAAGGAGGTGATCAGATCAAGTCTGAGCGGATTGGTAACTATCAAGTCACGTACAACTCAGATAACGGACGTGACAGCTGGGGAGACTTTGATCGAGCTCTCTCTATTCTGGACTCTTATAAACGCTATCATCTCTAATATGTCTATCTCTCGATTATTTACTGAGTCGATTGCGGTCACAAGGATGGTCTGGTCCGGGATGACGTCAAGTGAGACCGCTGGGATTACTTTTAGTGGTCACGTCCAGCAAGCCGCTCCTCAGACAGCTGAGTCGATCGGAGAGACCTGGAGTAAGGTATTCTCGATATGGTGTCCGCTCGGTACTGATGTCACTGAGGGAGACAAGCTGACTGTCGCTGTCGGTAACTATGCCGGGACGTACAACGTACAACAAATACAAAAAAACGCTGTCGGAGAGAACTCTCATCTCGAGCTCGTCGTAACACTTACACAATGATCCTCAATATAAAACGAGCTGTCGCTATAGCGGTCGGACTCTTTATACTTTCAATCATTTTATTTATGCCGTCGACGACGGTTACTCAACCGGTGACTCCTCCAGTGGATGACGAGCCGGCTTTACTCCCGGCTCCGGAGCCTTTGATCCTCGCAACCTCGACGAGTGTCACTGAGCCGGAGCCGTTACCCGATGGAGTAATCTGTCTCGACGACTGTCCACTGATCGATCCTAATGAGGGGGTCGAGGAGGAGATAAAACTATTTTTTAAAGATAATCCGATAATGATATCGGTCGCTCGATGCGAGTCAACATTTAAACAGTACGATCCCAGGACTGGGGAGGTACTTAAAAATCCAGGGAGCTCAGCAACCGGAGCGATGCAACTTATGTCGTCGTATCATAGAGCGCCGGCTAAAGATCTCGGATGGGATATAGACACTCTCGAGGGTAATCTTTTATATGCTGACGAGATGTATCGTACCTCCGGGCTTGTACCGTGGGAGGCGTCTCGTCATTGTTGGGAGAGTGCAGATATGGCTATAAATAAGGGTATCTCGGCAGATGAGAGGGTCTCCCCCACTTCTATAAGTATCTCCTATTTATAGTTTTTTTTAGAAAAGAGAGTGATATCTCGGTAGGGGAGGGAGGGGAGTATGATACAATTTACAGATATGGAAATGTATAAAGATGAGTATAAAATTTCGGGTGTTTGTACTAGGTGCGGTAAAAAATTAGAGGGTCCTCAACAAAAAAGCTGGTGCTCAGCTAATTGTAGTAAAGTAGGGTTAAAACGTGAGTATAGAAAAAGAAATCCAGAAATAATCAAAAAACATCGAGCTACATATCGTAAAGGACATCGACCATTATGTTATAAAAAAGCTCAAGAAATACGGAAAGGTAAAAAATGTTATCGGTGTGGAACTTCAAAAAAATTGCACGTTCATCACATTAAGCCTCGAGTAAATGGAGGAGATAACACTTTAAGTAATTTAATGATCCTTTGTCATTTATGTCATATGAGTTGGGAAAAGAGGATGAAAGGATATTGGTGCTGAGTGGTATACTTTTTATATATGGGAAAAACTGAGGTCAAACTAATCGGTATCAAGTCTCTCAAGGAGGCTATCAAACGTAATCCGGCTCAAGTAAAAACAAGAGCTCGGACTTTTTTACAACGTGGTCTTGCTGTTTATCGTCGAGGGATTATAAATGATCCCTGGAGAGTCGGTGGTAGAGGTGGAGGAGCTCCGGTCAGTAATGATCCCCGGTATCGTACTAGCAGTAATAAAGGCTCGCAGCGAGCCAGATCTGGTAATCTTCGAGATACTCACCAGACTCAAATAAACGGACTTATCGGATCTATCAGTCCGAGTACTCAAGCTGCTCCCTATGCCAAAATGGTCCACGATGGGACTCGCCGGATGAAAGCTCGACCGTGGCTAGATCACACTAAAAAGAATAAGTCCGGAGAGATCAGTAAGTTATATCGTGGTATGCTAAAAGAAATCGTAAGGGATCTCGCTAAATAAATAATTATGTACACCACAATAATCCAAAAAATAAAAGATACGCTCCAGGATACTACTGGAGTCGCCTCTTACAGTATCGTCCCGGGAGCAGACATTACAGCGTATCCTCATGTATTTTTTAAGCCGGACTCTTTTACTAATGAATTTAATTCTGGTCAGGATAATGAGGTTACTTATAATTTTTTAATGATTGTAATGGTTCTGGCTGAGGGTACAGGGGGATCAGCTGATAAAGCGTTTGCTCAAGTCCTCCCCTCCGTCGTTGATAATATTATTGCGAAATTTAACGCCGACTGGGATCAAGGGACTGTTGGTGGACATAGAGTCAGAGTCTTAATTGACTCAGCGAGTGCCTGGGAGCTATCTGAGGAGGATAAAGGACTGGTCGCTTATGCGCCTCTTTCCGTTCAAATACGAGCGGTTGTAAACATTTAATGTGGTATTATTAAAGTACTTTAAAAGAGTTATTATAAATTATTGCTTATGAGTGAAATTATCGGACGAAATATAGAGATCGGAGTCGCTGTCGAGGCGACAAGAGGGACGGCTGAGAGTACCGCTGACAAGTGGGGTCGTAAAATGACAGCTAACATTGTCGAGCGAGCGACTCACACTGTCGACGAGACGACTCGAGGAGTGCTCGAGGATGGGATGGGGCGACGAGTAGTCCAGACATTTATCGAGGGAGATATGGAGGGTATCGCTCACGCTGATATGATCGGTTACTTATTCGCAAACCTGTACGGAATAGCGGTAACAACTGAGGTAGTAGCCGATGAGGTTTTCTCTCACGTCTTTAATCTCCGTCAAAACATCCAACATGCTTCCTTAACTCTTTTCGCTAAGGACGGCTCTGTCCAGCAATCTACTTTCGCCAATGCGATGATTTCAACTATGGAAATCTCAGCAACGATTGACGACTACGTCAGGTTTACCGCGAGCTTTATCGCGTCTCTTGCTGCGAGTAACTCTGACACTCCGAGTTATGATACTGAGTACGACTGGATTGCTCGAGACATTACTGTCAAGGTCGCCGGGACTGAGGCTGGTCTCTCTGGAGCGAGTGCTGTACCGGCTAAAGGTTTATCGGTATCGTTTGATCAAGGACTTATCCGGGATCACGTTATCGGGTCATATATTCCGGACGATGTGTATAACGCTAAGATGATGATCGAGGGGACTATGACTCTTAACTTCTCTGACGAGGTGTATAAAGATTACTACCTGGGTAATGATGAGCTTTACATGAGTATCACTCTAACTGGTGAGGCTGATATTAGTGGAGGTAATAATCCAGAGCTTGAGCTGTTACTCAATAAAGTACAGATCACTGACTGGAATCGATCCGGAGACGCCGCTGATCTAGTGACTCAAGAGATTACGTTTCGAGCGTTTTATAACGCTGGAGATCAGAAA